AGACCCACCACCTGATGCTGCGTTTAGTTTAATCTTTGCTGTCATTTATCCAGCCTCCAATGCAGCAACTTTAGTTTCCAATGTTTCAATTCTAGCCATAGCCTCTTGTAATGCTTTAACGGCTTTTACATAAAGAACAGAATAAGCAACATTTTTCTTTCCAGTTTCTCTAGTAACATCTACAAGTTTTGGGCATACTGTTTCTACTTCTTGAGCAACAAGACCTATTTGTGTGTGCGTATCATATCCTGTAGATGATTTAAAATTAAAATTTCTTATTTTAAGATTTTTTACATCATCCCATTGTGAATTTGCGTCAACAATATTTTCTTTCAGTGATATATCTGATATTTGACCATAACTATTATTAGCATTTGTTACATTTCCAGTACCAGCAATTAAGAATTTATTACTTCCACTAACCTCACATAACATAAAAGCTTCGGGAGTTTTGCCACTGGTATAAAATATCCCTAAACCTCTTTGATTAGTTTGATTAGAATGTACAGTCAATGCATAACCATTATTAGTTAATTGTTCAAAACAATGGTCACTAGCATCACCACCTACTGAGATATTAGAAGTACGCCCTGCAAGCAATCTACCAGACGAATCTATACGCATTGCTTCAGCCATAGAACCACCAGAAGCAGTACTAAATGCAATTACTCCGTCATCTTTATTGGTAGTATCCGCACCAGCTAACATAGCAATCCTACTAACAGCAGTGTCGTTCCATTGACCCTCAAATCGTACTAAACTTTGACCTTCAGTACCTCTATTGGTACTTCCAATAAATGCAAGATAATTGCTTGATGATGATTTTAATAACACACCATCATTTGTAGTTGTGGAATTTATTTCTAATTTCTTAGTTGGACTTGTTGTACCAATACCTACTTCTCCAGAACTATCAACAGTTGCTCTTGTCGTTCCACCTGTATTTATATTGACAGTATCAGCACCAAAACTGACTCCTGTATTGCTATCTGTTCCTTGTACTGCTGGTGCGGAAGCTGATCCGTCAACTCCAGAAATACCAGTAGTGCCGTTAATGTTTAATGCCATAATTAAAGAATAACAAGTATTGCACCAGATGGCACAGTAATAGTAACACCTGAGTTAATTGTAGGGGATACAGTATGTGCATGTTTACTAGCCGTTAATGTGTAATCTGTAGTTACGTTTTGATCTGTTTCAACAAACACTTCATCTGTTCCACCTCCAGTGGCTCCAGCACCGCCTCCAATTTCACCCCAACCTGTGTTTTTATAACCTTCAAAGACGTTAAGAGTGCTGTTATAGCGGAACATTCCAACAGCAGGGCTGCCATCCCTCTGTGCCGTTGTTCCTACAGGTAGATTTAATGAATTTGTATAATTATGAGTTACCTTTCCTGTAAACGTGCCACCAGCTAATGCCATCAAACCTAAGTTAGTTGCTGATACATCACCTATCGTTATATACGCATTATTCGCAGCGTTTCTTATCTTCAATAATGAACTTGAAGTATCAATGTGCATTTGAAATGCAGTATTAATTGATGGATCACCAGAACCGCTATTTGTAGAATTTATTGCAGCAGCAATTTGATTTAATTTTGTACGAACAGCACTACCTGTACCGTTATCAATAACGTATCCAGTCCCGCCTGTAGAATCTACTCTTGCCATAAGTTAGTTTCCTTTACCAAATCCTACCGCAGTAAAGTTAAAATTTCTACTAATACTAGCATTTGATGAGTTTTTGAAATGAACAGAAAAACCTGTTGATGCTACGTTCGTAACTTCAAAATAATCACCTGTTGCCATATTCTGTGCAGTTATACCAATGGAAGGTAAATTTGAATTTGCACCTAATATTGAAGATGTACCCACAAAAAATGGATGGTCAAAAGTTATATTTTTTATGCCGCTACCAGATGCAATTGCTGTTGCACTTTGTTCTGTTCTCCTCTGCAATGTTGCTGTATAACCTAATTCTGCCACCCTTATATCCTGTGCTGGATCATTACTAGTTAAAGTTGTTCTAAACTGAAATCCTCTTCCTTTATAAACACCATTAACAAAGGTCTGAAATCCTGTATAAGTTGGTGATCCAGATGAGGGGTCATCCTGTGTCACTCGTACAAACAATTCTGCATTTACATCATTTGCATTAGTACCATCAAAATCTGTCCATGTATCAACATTTGCTGTTCTACTATCAATTAAGTCATTTGGATAAAAACCTTCAGTAAAGAAATGATGTTTAAGATCCAAACTAAATACCGCACCTAAATCTAAAGTTTCATTAAAGTCATACGTTCCAGATGATTGAATACCTCCAAAATCATCCAATGAAGCAACTGTGTCAAAATCTGTAATTGCATCAAAAAGACCTCCACCAATTAGGTTAAGGCTATTTGTTGTTGCATCAAAATCTACATTAGTTTTTGTTCCTTGAAACTTAGGACTGTCTTGATCTTCTCGCCTTGTTTGTACTACTAAAGCTGGTTGTGGGTCTGGCAAGTCAATAACAACAGAAGCACTCCCAGCACTTATTCTGCCACCATCATCTACAAAACGTACTAAATATTCTCCTTCAACATAAGGAACAATTACATCTGTTGAGTTTCCAGCTAATTTATCAATATCTACAGCTTTTGAAAAAACTCCAGTTCCATCTGTTTTTGAAGAATGTCTGATCCTACAAAAACCTCCATGCAAAACGTCAGTTTCTGTACTTGCATCCCATCTAAGTCTAATCAGTTTATTATTAATCGGTTCTATTCTTAAATTCTGTACATTAGCTGGGACGGCGGTCTTACCAACAGCATTAAAGGTGATATTACTAGAACTTGCAGATAATTGTTCAAGAATATTATAAGAAAAAACTTGAATACTATAAGTCCCTGCCCTACTGTTCATTATTTCAAAATCAGGTCTTGTAACCCTTTCAGATATGACATTATCATTACCAAATCTGTAATTAACTTGATATTGAGTTACCCCAACAACTGTTTGCCAACTTATAACAATTTTTGATACAGCCTTATCATTAATAACAAATATTTTTTCAACAGCACTTAACCCAGCAGGTGGTTGTGCAAGGGCATTTAAATTAGTTATATCTCTAGCAGGTATTTCTTCTCCATCTTCTATGAAAGGATATTTACCTTCTACATAAGATAAAGCCGTAATTGCATAATTTATTCCATCTTGTTCCTGTACTGTGATTACTCTAAAAAGTTGCGATTGTACATATGTATTAGATATAAGAAAATTAGCATTTACATTAGGTGTTTGAGAAAAAGCTTCTGATACAGTAATAGTCCCACCTGATACAGATGAAATGGACTTACTTTCAAAAGATCCATCAGGTAAAATTACAGCCAATGTTGGATTGCCTTCAGGATTTCCGTTAGGATCTACTGCTAAATCAGTTGCAGAAGTGTCATCAACAGTTACAACAGTTGAAGAAGTAACAGCAGATAATCTTCCACCCCTTCTCACACCTGCTCTAACTGGATCTTGTATCTCAATCACTTGTGCTGGTCTTACAACCGCACCAGAATCAATAGAAGTAGCAAAAGCAACGATTTCACTTTCATTTTGTTCGGCAAATAATACTGCCTTACCTAATCTTCTAGCCTGACCTCTAGATGTACATGCAAATGCTCTTAACGATAGTTCCAAATTTTGCTATTGCAGTTGCATCTTCTACTACTTCAAAGTCAACTTCCTGACTATCCATGTTGAAGTAAGAAACAGATACAACACTATGTCTTGTCTTTAAACTGCTACCAGAATAAGAAAACCCTTCCTCAGTAACATTGGATAAAGTAAATAAATAACTTGGATCAGTAGGTTTATCTTGAGTAATACTGATTGAACCAGCAGACCATATTGGCATACAACGCATTACCCCTGCCAATTCATTTATTAAAGTAAATGCCTCCACTGGACTTTGAATATTGACATTGCAACTAAATCTTGCTTCTTGCCCACCTAGACCATCGTCAACAAGAGTATTTGCATATTTACTAGCCGTTACAAAAGAAAATAAATCTAATGAACTGTCTGTAATATGATCACCAAAACCATATCTCGTATCTGTCAATAAATCTAATAAAATCATTGCAGGGCATGAACACCAAACAGCCGCACCCATAACACCATTAAATATATAACCTTCTGGATAAATTATTCTCCCTGTCTGCAAATCAACTGTTGGTGTACCCGATCCACTAGCACCTGCGGCTGGTATTCTTACTTTGATTCCACGAATACGAAATTTTCTTGAAGGTGCTGCATTAAATTGAACTGAATCTAAACGTAAAGAGCTATATGCACTATTTGGATACCTATTTGCATCATCAATTATTTCACTAAAACTTGTCCATTGAAATTCATCAACTAAAAAAGAATCAGTACTATCTGCTGTAATTCTACTAACCCTTATATCTACAGGAAAATCACCAGTAAGATTTATTCCGTAATCCCTTTGGTACGCATCAGCAGTTCTACCCGAAACAGTGTCAGTAATTAAATCAGTAAAACCACCAGAATTATATTGAACAGAAATTTTATATTGTATTTGTGAACCTAATATGTCTCCTTTTTCTGTTGCTTTTTGCAGTTGTGGAACAGTGATTGTAATATTAATCCTATCTACATTTGTATTTGTTATCTGTCTGGTGACAGGACTTGATGCTGTTACAGTAACACCTACTGCTGTTACAGAAGAGCTAGTTTCTATGCCTTCAACTTTTGCTTGATCTGCTGTTCCAAATCTAGGATTAAATACAACATCTTGAAAATTAAAATCAGTATCTGTTGCACTTGCAGAATTGGCAGAAGCTTCTAAAACAGGTGTTTCATTCAAAAAGACATCCTTCAGTGCAGCATTATTATATGCAGTCGTTCCCTGTGTTCTGCCTTCTTTAGAAGCAGTTGCAAAACCTTCTATTTCTCCTTCTGAAATAAGGTCTAAGAATGTTGCAAATTGCTTACTATGTAAAGTATCAGGAGTTCTTGTCGGTGGTGGTGGTGTTCTTCTTCTACGCCTAGCACCAATGATTTTCTTTGGAATGTCTGTCATGCTCTTACCTGTTGTGTATCAATAGAAGTACTAATTACAACTGATCCTGTCATAATTTCACCATATACTATTGGCACAGGAGTACCTGCTCTTGCTGTATTTTGCGTTCCAGAGAAACTAAATGATAGTTTTGGATCTTGTTCTGAACTAAATTCTGGCGTAGGTGGTAATGGAAATAATAAATCACTCACACCCGATAAAACTAAAGCACCGC